CACTTATTTCCATAAATACGGAAACGAGAAATATTGCTGATGATACGCGTGATTTGATAGCAAGTTCATATCTCGAACTAGTTCAAATCTCCGAGAATACCGGAGCAATAATAAAACCAATCCAGCAAATGCAGAAGGATATAGCGGAAGTTAAAAATAACACAAAAGGATTATCAACAAAATAGTTAGTTATGGCAGACTTATTAATAAATGGCAGAGACGCTTTTCAAGTATGGGGAGTCAGAATGGGAGATAATTTTCTTAATTCGCTTGGGACACCAGTCCCCATGAAAGAATTTATTGAAAATAAGTCCCGTTTGGAACACGGTAAACAGATAATAACCATCGCCCCCAAATTAGATGAGAGAGAAATTTCTTTGGCTTTTACCATAGAAGGCAATTCCCCATCCGATTATCAGTCAAAGAAGAAAGCTTTTTTTGAAGAATTGTACAAAGGTGTGATTGATATTCAGATTCCGGCTAATAGTAACGATGTCTATCATCTGATTTATCTGGGTAAGAGTATCACCTATGCGCAGAGTTTAGACAGAGCCTTTGGTAAATGCTCGATGAAGTTTTGTGAACCAAACCCAAGTTTAAGAACCTAAATTCCAACAATAGGGTAATTGTTGTATATGCGAGTGCTCAAAATTGGGCACTCTTTTTTTTATCTCCGAACTTTGAAGATGTTATGGTAGACATCAAAGACATATCCGGCAATCTCCGTTTTTCGACACCAATCAATGAGGGTTCGAAAAGACACTTCCTGTTGATGAAAGAGGACTATATCACATTGAAGTTCTCTCTCGACAATCCTGTGTACTTCCAACTGGGAGACGGAGTAGATAATGAACTCGGAATCTTTGAACTTGTAGACCTGTATAAACCCTCCTACAATACAACTACTGGTGCCTACGATTACGAACTCCGCCTTGACGCTTACTATTGGAAATGGAAGAACAAGAAGTTCTTTTACACACCGGAGACAACCGGACGCGAAGCAGGATGGAACCTCACCGCTACCCTTGACACGCATTTAAATGTTTTTCTTGCCAACCTGAAAGCACTCGGATACAAGTTCAGAAAAGAAGAGTTCACATACGAGATTGATAATACGGTAGCGAACACTTCCAAGCTCGTTTCATACGATAATGTGAATCTGATAGACGCTCTTACCCAAATGGCGGAGACTTGGGAGTGTGAATGGTGGATAACGGAACACGTTATTCATTTTGGTCGTTGTGAATACAGCTCCCCTGTAGATTTCAAAGCCGGTGATTTGACAGACACGGAGAACGTGAATGTCAACTCCATGCGGAGAAGTGACAGTCAGACCACATACGCGACCCGTGTTTATGCTTTCGGCTCCACCCGTAACGTTCCCGCCAGTTACAGGAAAAGTCTGATATTTGACGTGAAGAAAGTCAAGGGAAGGGATATATCCGATACGGCAAGACCGTTGGATATAAAGTTCTTTCCTTCAAGAGATTTAATCGCTAAAAAAACTGTAAAAGGGGACATTAACATTGATAAAGTTATTGCCCAAGGAAGTCGACAATTTAAATGCACTGTAATAAGTTCATTAGCCAAGGGAACTTATTCAGTATTAACGACTTCTGTCCCATTTATGATTAGTGGAATAACAGGTACAGGTTCAAATGAGTACTATCCTCCTAAAGGGACGTATAATTATCAGCTAGATTTATGCTATACGAAGTCTGGTGTATCTCATACAGTGTGCAATGCCAATGGAGAGCACCGCATTACTGATAATACGATAAACGGATTCAAGGATACACTTAATCTTCCTTCTTCCATCGACATTGTGGAAGACGCTGACAGTTTGGAAGCAGTACTGACAGTGAATGTACAAACAGACGCGGAACCTCGTGGCGTTTCTGTATATATTTCGTTTAGCTTGGCATTGGAAAACAAATCAAACTCAGCAAATACTTCTGTGACGTTCCTTTCCGGTTCCAATGCCGGACAGATATTTGATGCTGTCTATAACCCGGATTTACTCACAGGAAACGATTCGAATGTTCTTCGTCTTCCCGAAGGTGTAACAGCTTCTTTGAACGACCGATATACGATTGGCAACATCATAAAAGGCAAGGTTCCCGACAACTATTTCAGCAAGGATGACAAGGAACTGACCTTGAACGGTGTTGTCCAGAAACGCCTTATGCTGCCGGAAGGTATTCCCTATGTAGACGCTTACAGATACAGCCCCACAGGGGAACGAATTGACATAGGAGATGAACGTTACGACAACCCCGACAACGTGGAAATGCCTGTAGAGGAAGCAATTGAGGAGATAGTCATATTTGAGGATGAATATCCCAAGTATATTGGTAGTACTACGGTAGTTCCTGATCCTACTTGGGAGGATGAAAAGGTTGATGACAAGCCAACCGGCAATAAATATCCTATCTACACCTTCAAGGATAACGGACTGAAGAATTTTACTGAGGATTTCCGTTTGCCTGAAGAGTTACACCTAATTTTCCAAACGGGCAAACTTGCCGGACTGGATTTCGCCCTTAATCTCAAAGAGAGCGACAACACGGGTACAACCTTTGAGATAGTCCGAAACGAGGACTACGGGCGTGCACTTCCTGATGATGTGTTATTCCCGCAAGCCGCCCATATGGAAGACGGTGAAGAAGTCCCGGCAGACACATATGTCCTTTACGGCTTCGATCCGGCATTCATCTCTGAACAGATGATGCCGGAATCAGAACAAGAGTTGCTTGAAACTACCAAGAAGTATGTAAAGAAGTCCATGATTGACCCGTCCACCTATGATTGTGAGATGGATGCTGATTTCATCTACAATGAGGGTAATATTCGTACATACGAAGTCGGAGCTAAAGTCAACCTGATAAATAAGGCATTTTTCCCGGAAGGCAGACAATCAAGAATCATCGGTTTCGAGTGGCCGTTAGATATTCCATACGATCATCCTATATATACAGTCGGTGAAACAGCCGCTTATTCCCGTATCGGTGAGATAGAAAGCAAGCTTGATAATCTCACATACAAAGGACAGACTTACTCCGGTTCCGTAGTCGGTAGCGGTGGTGCAAGTATCTATGTGATAGGGGTAAATGATAAGACTCTCCCATCTGACCGTAATGTGTTCTCATCCAAAAAGTCCCTTGCTACCTTTCTGAACAAGACACAGGAGGAAACAATGGATTATCTTATCCGACTGCTTGGCGGTGTCATAACCGATAATATAGAATCTCAGAACTTCATAAGCGGTGCGCTTGGTACTGGATTCCTTGTCAAGCGTGACCCGAAGACCGGACGTTCGTATGCCGAATTTGATGAAATATATGTCCGGTTGAAGGCTGTGTTTGAATCTTTGACAATCAAGGAACTACAGTCGGTAGGCGGTGAGATACTTCTTACACTAGCCAGCATTGAATGTACGAAGGTCGAGAAGATTTCCGTAGCATCCGTGTATGATTCAAGCGGGGCACGTCTCTACGACTCGGACAACGCAGCCCTGTATGTTCCCGTAGCGACAGGTGGCGTGTACCGTTGTTACTTCACTGCCGACGATGGTGAGAAAGCCATCATCAACCAGTTCGCAGCCGGAGACATGGCGCAATGTCGTCAGTTTAACATCAAGGCTGGAGTTTATGAGAATGTAGCTAACCGCTACTATTGGCGGTATGTTTTATCTGTCGGCGAAAACTATATTGACCTGTCGGTAGATGACTGCGAGGAAGGCAGCGATATTCCGCAGGCAGGTGACAAAATAATCCAACTTGGTAACAAGACAGATCCCGCACGTCAGAATGCTATCCTTTTGTCCGCCTATGGGCTTACCGCTCCAACCATACAGATGTTGCAGGGTATTGATTCTTATACTTTGGAAGGAAAGGCTGTCAAGGAAGAGGGATTCGACCAGGAGACGCAGCAGTTCTATTCAAATAATTACGGACGCAGTTATACAGGTTCGCGAGATAAAAGTAATTATATCCAATACACTCCTGAAAGAGGAGTTGAAGTCAGGGGTACTGTAACACTGGAAACCCCAGAAGGCAAAGTGTGGCGTGTTGACAGCTCAGATGGTGTAAACTATATCGGAGATTTGAATGGAAAGCATATTGAACTGAATCCTAACACGTGCGACATGAAGATATATAATGACGATGGAAAGATTGTCAACGTGTTTGAGGGTAATAACTACAGGTCGGTTGATGATTTATACGCTGGAAATATTCCATCAGTAACCATTATAAACAACAGACCATTGCTTACAGTTCCCGGAAGCGACAATACTGTAATGTCTGATGAAAAGGAAGTGAATATCATTAAAGAGGATTATTTTTACGCGGATTCATTGTTGACAATGAATTTCAATTTTTCCTTTGTTTCCCAAAATTATACTGGGGCTACAGGTGCGGCATCATGCACTACAGGATACGAGCTTCACCTGCTCTCTTATACGGATATCAATTCTGATCCAATATTGGACTATATATTAAGACAGGACGAACGGAGCGAACCCGGAACTACCACTATCCATTATACCGAACA